CAACTGGATTGTAGGCAGATATAAGGACATTGCGGACCTTGCCGACAAAGATTCTGATAAATTGCGTTCATTGGACTCGTTGTCAAAGATTTCAGGCCTTTTTGACACGGAAACAAAGCAAGAGCAGTTGACTGTATGGTCAGGTTTTACATCAGAACAAATGGAGGCACTCAAGGATGGAGGCAAAACAGAGCTCATCGGACACAAAGAAGAAGAGTAGAGATAAAGACCCATGCCCTGTATGCGACTTTGACCTCTATTATAACTTAGATGTTACTAAAAGAATCGGTATTATCAACGTAAAAAGAGAAGTTTTGGGGTGGGTTTGCCCTGAATGTGATAGCGAATTTGATTTAGACGATAATATTGTGTATATTTACGGTGAGAATTCAGCACAAGGAAAAGCATAATGCCACCAAGAAATAGACCATTTACAAGTTTTTTAACACAAGGTATGAATAATACCAACCAGAATATTAATAATTTAAGCCAGTCCCCCCAATTTAATAGCCCAATTCAACCAGGGTTTGGAAATACAAACTATCTAAATCCTCCAGGTGGTGGAAATCTGATGGGCGGAACACCAGGTGGAGAATTATTTGATGACCCTAGTGGAAGCATGGGGGGTCTTGACACTCAAGATGAGTGGAACTATTACCAGCCAGGACATACTACCTTGCCTGGTTTAGGGTGGGGGTATCCTGGTAGCGATGCAGAACCTGGAGGTGGTGGAAATGTCGACCCTATCGACCCTTATTACCCGTCAAGAATAACAGATAAAATAATAGAAAATTTTCAAAACTATCTCCCTCCAGGGTTTTCACCAATAAGCAGCATTAAAGACAAGCCTGAAGAAGTTCCTGCATTTGATTTTACAGAAATGGGTCCACCAAGAAGAAAAATTCCTCCTACAGACCCAAAAGGAAAGTTTTGGCCTGAATTAGGATATGCAAAACCACCTACATCAGCAGATTTTACAGAATTAGCAAGAGGCGAGTCAACACCTATAATTCCAGAGATAGGGCAATTAGGGGTAGATAGTACTGGTTATATTTCAGGTGACCCACAGCAAACCGAAGAACAATATGGCGGCGGGAGCGGTGATATTGGGGGCATGGACAATTACCCAGACTGGTATGACCCAAGTCAATATGATGATTTTTATCATCATTGGTTGGATAATCCTAATATGTCATATTTTGACACTGCTCCTGGACAGGGTGTAGGGGCCGATTTAAATAATGATGGTGTTGCTGACCAAGCAGATGCAGACCTTTGGAATAATTTAGTTGAAATGTGGTCAAGTGGAACAGATTACGGTACTGGGATGGGATATCCTGGAAGTGATGCAACACCTCGGCCTGATGATGAGCTGCCTGAAGGTTGGAGTTGGCAACTTGTAAATGACGTGTGGGAACCCGTAGAGGATGAACAAGACCCGCTGGGCAATGTGTTAGGCCCTGGTTATTTACAAGAACAGACTGAACCCCCTCCTTTTCCAGGGGATGTAGGAAGCATGTCTGCTAATAAACCTTATTTAGCAGGCACCTATGGTGAAGGATGGGAATGGGTTTATAATGAAGAGACAGGCCAGTGGAGTGAAGAATGGACTGGAGACCCAGATGTATATGAAGATGCTCAAATTGGTGATTTAGATTTAGGTGGATTAGATATTGATTTCGATACGAATTTTCTAGGAATAACTCCAACTACTCCAGGAGATTTTCAAAATTGGTTAGTAGAAAGTGGGGCAACAGGAGGACTTAGTTACGAAGAGTGGTTTGCTGAAAATCAAGGCGACAGTTCATTTGCTGGCACAATAAATGATTTAATGCAACAATATGACGAAGAAGTGGGGGCCTCTACCGTAGGTGCTCCTGGATGGTTTACTGGTGATATTGGAGCTAATCTTGCTAGCACTCCAGATGCAGTTGTAGAATGGTTTAGCCAAGGAGGAGAGGCAGGCGTTCCAATACCAACAGGGCAAGAAGGTTGGAGTTGGCAACAAAATGCCTCTGGAGATTGGGAAATGGTCTTTGACCAGCCTGCAGCAACAGACTTAGATTTAGGTGGACTCAATTTAGGGGAAGATTTTAGTTTTAATCCAGGTTTTGGTTGGGAAAATTGGAATCTTACTTATGGTTGGGAAGGACAAGAGTATGATTTAAATAATGATGGGATTGTTGATATTCTTGATGCAAACATAGCAAACAGTCAAGGCGTTCCTCAATCTTTTATGGAAGAGTTGGAGTCAGTTATTTCGGATGAAAATTTAAATACAGCTCCATGGTATGGTTCAACTGGAGTAGGAACAGACTCTGGATTTGGCGCTGGCTGGGATATGACTGAAAATATTAGTGAATATTATCAAGATTATTTATACGATATAGCTCAAGAAGAGGGGCTTGGATATGAAGAATCTCCTTTTGCATCAGAAGAATATGATGAATGGGGCTCTTTTGATTGGGATGGAGATGGAGATATTGACGAAGATGACTCATATTATGCAAGTCAAGCAAGTGTTGAAGATTTTGCGATGCAAATGGGACTTTATGAAGGTGGTGCTGGAGACGTTGTTTATGATGACCCATATTTAGAGGGCTATGGCTATTTATCTTGGGACGAATGGATGAACGCTATGTATCAAGAAGAAGAAGGAAGCACTTTTGAAGAGGATTACCCAGCATATGGCATGCCTTATGAGCAATTTGTTCAGGAAATTTTTATGGGAGAATATCCTTATGAATTTGAGGAAGGTACAGCTTTGCAAAATATGTATCAATCGTTGCAAGGTATGTCCCCAGAAGAGCAAATGAATTTTGATTGGGCTGGTCTTGCAGATTGGCTCTCACAAACGCCAGAAGGGCAAGAAATTTTTGCTTCTTATGAATCTGAACATGCCTCTGACTATACTCTTGAAGATTATTTCTTAGAGCAGGCTGGGGGTGACTCAATATATGACTCTCCATTTTATGGAATGTGGGACGAAATTTATAATCAACCTCATCCAGACATTGAAATTGACATACCATATGCAGAGCAGGCACAACAAGCTTATCTTTCAAATCTAGAACAATATTTATGGCCAGAGGAATTTAGTCAAGCTCAATATGCTGGTGGTGGTGGAGCAGGAGGTCAGGCTGCAAGAAGGTTATATTATCCAAGTTCAACTGGAGGTTTTGCGGGTGTTGGTAGTGGGATTGGTGGTGGACGTGGAGGAATGAAGTCATTTATGGAAAGTTTATTAGGTTAATTTTAAAAATAATTATAGGAATTTTTATGGCAAGCAATACACAAGAAGATATATTTGACCCTCAAAATAGTAGACTTGATAATCCATATATGAAAATATTATTAGACTCTTTAACTACAGAGCTAATGATGGGAAATAGTCCTCCTTTATATAATTTTTTAGCGGACTTAGAATCAAGAGGAGACCGTACTCGTAGTAGCAGTGTAGGTTCAACAGCTAAGGGTTTATATGGTTTTACAGACCCTGCGGTTGAAAGTTCTAAAAGAAGTGCAAAAAGAAATGTTGGATTTGACCCTGACTATATAGATGCTATATCTGACGACCCTAGAGAGTGGAGTCGACAACAAGCAGATATTATGTTGTCATCTTATCTTTTTCCTCATGTAATTAAAGGTGAACGTGGTTTAGCAGATGAATTAATAAAAGCATCTATTGGTAGTCAATATTTTAAGCCTGAATGGGAACAGATATATGATATAATATTACACACATCTATGGATAAAACTAGATTTAAAGAAGATATTGAAAAAAATAAGGCAACTATATTTCCTAAATATAAAAAACCTTAATGGCAAATTTAAATCTAAACGGTAATATATCAAAGAATGAAGAAGCGTTACAGTTAGCTCATTCAAACCTTATTACGTTTGGAAAGTTGTTTTCGCCACAAGATTTTCTGGCAAGTGCAACACCAGATTTTCATATTGACGTAGGGAAATTATTAATTGACAAAAGTAAACAGCAATTAGCGTTAGTTTTGCCTCGTGACCATGCTAAATCAACATTGGCTGCGACAGCTGTTCTTCATAGATTTTTATTTGCAACAAAAGACAGGCCCGAATTTATTGCTTGGATTGGTGAGGCTCAAGACCAAGCTCGTGATAACTTAAATTGGATTTCAAATCATATATATTCAAATCCTGCTATTCATTATTACTTTGGAGATTTGCAAGGAGACAAATGGACAAAAGACGAATTCACATTAGCCAATGGATGCAGAATGATTGGAAAAGGAACGTCTCAAAGATTACGTGGTAAAAAGCAATTATCTACTCGTTATACTGGAATTATACTTGATGATTTTGAATCAGAGTTAAATACAAAGACTCCTGATTCAAGAAGACAGATTAAAGAATGGGTAACTGCTGCAGTATATCCTGCGATTGATTTTGATAAAGATGGTTTTTTGTGGTGTAATGGTACAATTGTGCATTACGATAGCTTTTTAAATGGACTTGTAAAAGGCTCTCAAGAAGCAAAAAAGACTGGAGAAGAATATGCTTGGGATGTTTTTACACGAAAAGCATTAGAAGATGGAAAACCTATATGGCCCTCAAGGTGGCCTATTAAAAAACTTGAAGAAAGAAAACAATTTTATATTGATTCTGGAACACCAGCAAAATTTTATCAAGAATATATGAATCAGGCAAAATCGCCTGAAGACCAAATTTTTAGTGAGGAGGATATAAATGATGGGCTTTACCAGGGGAATACTAGGTTTGACGAAGAAGCTGATTCATGGTATATACAATTTTCTAACGGCGACAAAGAATACGTTAATATATATATTGGTGTTGACCCAGCCTCGACTGTTGCTAGCCATAGTGACTATTCCGTTATTATGGTGCTTGGCGTTACTGCTGAATACGATTATTATGTTATTGACTATTGGCGTAAAAGAGTCTTACCCATGGAATGTGCCGATGAGATATTTAAAATCGCTAAACAGTACTCGCCAATCAGACGAATAAATATTGAAACAATTGCATATCAAGAAATGCTTCGTGACTATATAATGAAAAGAAGTAAAAAAGAAGGATTGTTTTTGCCTGGTATTGAAAAAGGAATTAAAAATTACAACTCTAAAAAGAAAGATAGATTGTTTGAAGGATTGCAGCCTATGTTTAAAGCTGGAGCTGTTCATCTTAAAAAACAACATCATGAGTTTATTGATGAATTGCTTGATTTTCCAAAAGGTTCTCATGATGATGTTATTGACTCTTTTTACCTGGCAACACAATGGGCCAAAGGAAATGCAAAGTCTGGAAAAGCTAAAAAAGAGAAAGATAAAGATGGTTCTTGGATAAAGCCAAGAAAGATGTATGATTGGATGACTGGAAGAAGGATTTAGGGAGATTTGTTAATTAGCATAATTTATTCTTATATTATACACTGTGATTAAGGAAGATTTTAGAGCAAAAGAGATTCGTGAGATGTTTGACCGCTGGTCCAACGCAAGAGAGGACTGGGATGTTGCTGCTCGTGAAGATATTGATTTTTATTTAGGCAATCATTTTAGTGCAGATGAAGCAGATGAACTTTCTTCTCGTAATCAGTCTGCAGTACCTATTGATAGGTTGTATTCTGCTATTGAGCAATTTAAAGCTATAATTACATCAAAGCCTCCTAAATTTTCAGCTGTAGCTAGAGAAGATTCTGACACTAAGCTTGCAAATGTTTGGAAAATTATACTTGAATATATATGGGATTTATCTGATGGAGATGAGCAGTTTAAGCAAGCAGTTCATGATTACACCGTAACAGGTCTTGGTTATTTTTATGCTTATATAGATAAAGAAGCTGATTATGGTCGTGGGGAAATAAAGTTTAAACATTTAAATCCTTTTAAAGTTTATGTTGACCCTAACTCAAGAGACAGGTATTTTGATGATGCTTCTGGAATGATGGTTTCTAATATAATGAGCAAAATGCAACTTCTTGATGCATACCCTCAGTTAGGACAACCAATTGAAGAAGGCGGGGAAAAAACATTAATTGATAGTATTGAAACTGTTTCGGAAGAAGATTGGCCAAGCAATACAAATAAAAGAACAATGGGGTCTTTTACTCCTGATGTTGTTAAAGATTATGATTATGAAGGTTCAAGTGAAAAATATAGATTAATTGAATATTATTCAAAAGTAAAAGTTCCTTATTATAGAATGCTTGATAAGAGGAGTAATCAAGAAAAAATAGTGTCAAAAGAAGATTTTGACCTTTTATCTCAAGAGCCAGATTTTTTAAATGCAACAAAAAGAGGCATGATTGT